CGGGAGTTGATAGCCCGGGCGTGCTTGTAGGTTGGATAATCCTCGTCTTTCATGAAAGAACTGCATCGGAAGTAGCGGTGGGATTTATCTGGATCCCACATGCTTGCAACGCCATCCCATTGAACTCGGAGCTCTTGTCGTCTCCAGTCGGGGTAATCAGTGTGGCTTAGCCATAGCTCAACGCTCACATCCGCATCGTGGGGAATGGGGACAAATTCCTTACGGCATTGCTTCCGGACATGTATCCTGAATTTCTTCAGGAGTCCATCCTCCGAAGGCAGCGGTTTCTTAAGAAACCTATGTCTCACCCCAGCAATGGTCGTATCGGGATCCAGGGGATCCGGGTGTGGGCGAACCGCTCCAACCACCACTGGTCCCAATGAAACCTGGACTACCGGGCGCTTTCCTAAAGCTACCTCGCGCGGTTTTGATATTACCGCAGATCCTTTGATCTCCTTGATCGCATCCATCGAATTCTCGAGGTAGCGATATCCACGGGCGTACAACCGTTGCCCTCCAATCCTGCTGGAGCGAGTTAGAAACCCTGGGGGCGGGCCTGCTGGATCTGCATCCAGAGTCCTTCCGCCACCAAACAGGTGTTCCTAGCCACATCTTCACCCTGTTGATACAGTTCTTTGTCAATATTGACGGTGTGTATGGTCTTTACCGCACACGCAAGCCGTTCTTTGACGACAAGGGCGTCGTCAGTTAGCATGACATTCGGAGTAGTCAATTGTGCTAACAACTCATGAGATATGAGAAGAAGGTCGGGAACTCCAGTAAGTTGCCCGAATTTGTCGGTGTTGAGAAGAACGCCATTTAAAGTCTTACGGTACGCAATGACGCTGTACCGGGCGTTGACATGTTTCAGTTCCCGGAGTGACATGGAGTCGGCTCTCCTGTCAGCATCGTCCCAATCCTTATTGGTCATCGACGAGTAACTGTGGATGGTGCGCTTACAAAATTTCGCCCTGTACCCGCGCTGGGCACAGACGTAGCGGTCGGCAAAAACCGCGGCGATCTGATAGAGCATACTGGCAACCATCCATTGCCAACACATCAGACACTCGAACTGATCGAGATAAAACGCCATAGAAACGAAAATCACGGGGAGAACCAACACAAACAACCAAAAGGTGAATGTGGC